TTTAGCAACACTATTTTTCATAGCATCAGCTTTACCTTGTTCGTAAAAGTGTTTCGCAACAGCATCTGCATTCATTGCTGTAAATAAAGATTTATGATAACCCTTAGCATCTGATAATGTAGAATTTTTATCTAAAAACTTTTTAGTAAAATTATTTATATCACTTTGAGTTGTTTTAATCTCATCAGCATTGTTTACATTAAACCTGTACTTTTTATCACCGACGTTATATTCAAAACCTTTGAACTTGTCGTTAAAAACTTTATTAGTTTTTTGTGTAAAAATTTCAGAGTTCTTTTTAACTGTTTTTTGAGTTGCTTCTGACTCCTTGTTGTATCTATTAAAAAAATCTACAGCTTTCTGTTGCTCATTTGTAAGCTTGCTTCCAGCTTTAATTTCTTCATAGTATTTGGACTTTTGCCCGTCCAGATGGGCTCTAGCGTTGGCAACTTGCTCTTTTAACGCTAATTTTTTTCTTCGTATATCTCTTTCTTCGTCTTCTTCTTCGTTGTAAGAGAACGAGTCTTCCATAAGGAAGTTTATTTCTTCGTTTGTTAAGTGAGGTTTTGTTTGCTTGTAGTATTCGTATAATAAATTTTGATCATTTAATTTTGAATAATCTTGATTAAGCTTAACGTAATCACCTATATCACCGCCAGTTTCTTCCATAAAGTCTATTAACTTTTGAATATTTTCTGGTAGTGGTTTTCCAGTAGCTTCTGCTTCTGCTACAGCCTCTTCAACTTCTTCAACTGTAGTTTCAACAGGTTCATTTTCTTCTTCAGTAATTTCTTCTAATACTGACTCTTCCTGTGCTTCTGCTTCCGGTTGTATTTCTTCTTGTTTTTCTGTGGACTCGGCATTTTCAGACTTTGCATCCACTCCGCTGTCGTCAGCGTTATTTTCTTTAGTTTCATTTTCTTCTGGTTTTGGTGGTTTATCTAAGTTTACCTTAATGATGTTATCGTCTTGTTGTGTTTCTTTAACCTCAACTTTGGTAACATTTTCTTTTGCAGTCTCTTCGACTACGTTTTCTTTGTTTTCTTCCATAATATAATATAATAATAATTAATAAATTTACTTAGGATCAAACGAACCTAAATTAAATCCTCCATCTAGTATATCATTACCTGCGGATTCAAAGTTTTTAGGTGGTTTGTCACTTTTTCTTTGGTCAATCATTTCTGATTGCTGTGTAGCTTGTATTTTTGTTCTTTCGTCTTTACGATCTTCTTTTTCTTTTTCCCTGCTTTTTACACCTTGTATTTCAGCACCTTTTAACTGCATGTTGTACTGAAACTCTAAAGCCATTAACTCTTTTTTAAGCTGTACCTCTGCTTGCATTTTTTGAGCATCAAGTCTAGCTTCTATTTGTATCAACTCCGCCTTACTAGAGTTTAACGCTTGGTTTTTTTGTACATCAGCTTGTGCAGCTGCTTGCGCCGCTTGAGCATTAGACTGTGTTTGAGCTTGTATATTTTCTAACTGTAACCTTCTGTCTTTTTCTTCTTTTTTCTTTCTGCGTATTTTAAGTAATTGATTTGCTAGTTTAATATTACGTGTTTCTCTAAGATCAATAGCGTCTTCAAGTTCTATGCTTTTTTGTTGCAACGCCATTTGTATATTATTTTCAAGCCTAGCTTTTTCTTCTTCGTCTGGTTGTAGTTCTAGGAATATTCCAAAGTCATAAAGATGTAATTCTTTCATTTCTTCTAGCGTAGCAACGTTATGAGCACCTATAGCCTGTATAAAAGCATCGGCCGTTGGAGAATACTCTAATATATCAGATATTCTAAGTGATAAACACTCTGCTGTTTCAGCAGTTAAAAATAAACCAGCTTGCAATATATGTCTAGTAGCTGTATTACTATTTGCCGCCGCTAATTTTTGTACGCCAACTAAAGCGTTTTTATCTGGCATACTACCATCTCTAGCCTCATTAAGACCAGTTACATCTCTTATCATCTGCAAGTAGTAATTATAATTACCAATAAGAGCTTGCATTTTATTACCACCACTGCCTGATGTAATTTCTTGAATAGGTACTTTACCTGGGTTCATATCGCCTTCACTAGTAAATGATCTACCTATAACACTACCAGTTTGGAAAAACATGTTTAAAGCTTCTTGTGGATTATAGTTTGTTCCATTACCTAAATCAACCTCAGCCAAACCATCGGCGTCTAAATAAACACCGTCTGGTACCATACGTGACATAACTTGCTGTAGTTTTAAGTGTGTAAGTTGTATCATATCAGCAAAACCAGTTATACGTTTAACTAGTGAATCAATTCTACCATCATACATCCTAGGTGCAACAATAGCGTAGTTCATCTTTACTTTAGTATAATCACTTTTTGGCCTTATCATATTGCTAGCCATTTCCCATTTTAGCAATTTATCTGTACCTAAAATAACCGCTCCTTCATAAAGAACCTCTATAGATCTTAGTAATCTTGAGTAACCACCTTCTTTGTTTTCAGGTGGATTAAAATTATCATCTTTAGGTATTATTTTATCAGCACCAGTACCAGTTTCTTTTATTTTATAAACTTCATTCATATAAGTTTTATAGTTAAAATATAAAACTTGTATTTTGTTATTATCTTCTTTGTCTGAACTATATCTACTTCTATTGCTATTTCTGTGATAAGACTTATTTTTCATTATATCTTCAAGATCACTTTCTGTTAAATGTGGAAACTGCTTTGCTAATTCGTTAACAGGTATTGATTTAACTTCGCCAACATAGTACACGTCTTCAAAGTAAGGTGAGTCAGTATAAGAATAAACTAAATTAGCTGGATCAACATAATCTATTGTAACACCTTCTGATGTTGTAAAGCTTGTTTTAACAGCGCCAATACCTAAAACTGTTAAATCATAATAAAATCGTTTTTTTGTTAACTCATAGTTATTTCCTTCAAACAAAACATTTAAAGCCTGTTCTTCTGCTAGCTCTACAGCTTGCTTATAAGTTAACTGCATATGAAGTTGTAATTCTTCTGGTGTTTCTGGTAGTTCTTTTTCTTCGCTTTCTCTAGTATTTACACCAAAACTTTCAGCAGCAAATTGGTCAAATTCTTTATATTGCATGTCATTAAGTATAGACTCCATATACTTAGTTCTTTTTTCTATACCGTTAGGTGATTGTGAAAAAGCTTTTATATCATAAGTCCTTTCAGCTATACCATTAACAACTATATCTACAAATTTAGATATAATTGGTACTGGCTTCCAGTCTAAATTTAAATAGGACAAATCACCGTTTATAGATAACTCATCCTTATATTTTTGGATTGACTGCTCTCCTCTAGCATATAATCTTAGATTATGAAAATTATTATAATTATTTCTATATCTACTATTATTTACATCGTTACTAAACCACTCTGTCTCTATAGCTTTAGCTATTTTTAAACCATAATCATAGCTTAACTTTTCAGCATCACTAACTGCTTGGCTTGGAAAATAACTTTTACTAGAATATGCCATATTTATTTTATTATTTGTGAATTATTTCCTGTGTTACTATATTTAGAAATATTTATGTTTAATTTTGGTTTTTCAACCTTTGGGTTTGGCGCGTATAAATGTCTATTATTTGCCATTATAGCTAAACCAGAACTTATTGTTGCGTCAAACTTTGTTCTTTTATTTATATCAAACTTAGCCCAATCATTTAACAGCTCGTTAAAATATAAATCACCAATGCTGCCATCTTGTTGCATACCAACATGGTCTTGTATATACATTTCAATTGCAGCAGCATGCGCTTGTTTTATATCTTCGCTTGAATTAGGTATACCACCTACTTCTTTTTCTGCTACAGATAATTTGTTCCAAATTTTATCAGGCCTATTCATACTAAAACCTCTGTAACCTCTACGTCTTAAATAGTATAATAACCTTGGTTTATTGTTCTCTGCAAGTATTGGCATGCCATAAAATACTAATGCCATTAATACATCTTCAAAGAATATTTCAGCTGTAGGTGGTCTTGATAAGTATTCTAAAAAAAAGCTATTCGCAGGAGCGTCCTCCATACTAAACCTGGTTAAGCCGTGTAATGCTCCTTTA